AATAAATCGTATTCGATAAATTCTTTAACCAAAGAAGAAATTGCAACAATTTTAGAATCTCTTCTTTTTTCATCATCAACTGATGTTTGTGCCAATTGGTATAAAGAAGATTCATTAAGAGCTTTCGATCTTGCGAAGAAAATCAGACAATTTTTTCCTGATATTTTTTTAGAAAATGTTTATTTGTATGAGGGTCAAAATATTAGTTTTCACGATGAACACTCAACTGAGATAATGGAAATTTTTCCAGAAATTAAAAAGAATCAGGAAGAAATCATAAACCAAGCACAATCATTATAATGAAAATAGCAGTAATAGGAACACAATGTATCGGCAAGTCAACTTATATTAAAGACTTTCTTAAAAAGTGGTCGATGTATGAGACACCCAAAGAGTCATATAGAGAAGCTTTGAAAGAAAAGAATCTTTCTCATAGTGAGAATTCAACACAAGAGACTCAAGAGTTCATAATGAACTTTTTAGTTGATCAGGCTACCAAATATTCAAAGAAAGATAATGTTATTTTAGATAGATCAGTTCTTGATTGTTTGGCTTATACAATGTGGTTGAATTTAAAGGGTCTTGTATCAGAAGATTTTCTTGATACACAAAGAGTTATTGCAAGAGAAGCTCTTAGATTATACGATATTCTTTTCTTTTTACCGATTACGAAATTTTCAGAAGTTGATTTACAGGATGATGGATTTAGATCTGTTGATCCTGTCTTTAGGGAAGAAATTGATAATATATTTAAGGTTCTTCAGCAATGTTATCATAAAGGTGATGGTAGAATTTTCCCTGCTGGTGATTCACCTGCAATTATTGAGATATACGGCAACCCTGAAGAGAGAATAAAGATGACAGAATTTTATATAACCGAATCCGGTGGTTGTTATGGCGAAGAGCAAAGTCTTATAACTGATATTATTAATGATAATATCTAAAGATAAGTATAAACATGCTTAAAAAATTCGATAATTTTTGTGATTCTATAATAACTGAAGGTAGAAAGGCAGATAAAGACAAACCTTTTACTATTAATGTTGATAAAGTAAAGCAACATATTTCAGAAATAGATAAAAAACATCATTTACATATTCACGATAAGGGACATTTTGGTGCCATTGCAGATGAACTTAGCGGAAGTCATGTTTATACTCCAAAAGATTTCATGAAACACGTGAAACTTATCATGATGGATAAAGGAAAAGGTCAAATTGCAGACGGTTATGCAAGAATGTTTTATGAATTTCTAAAAAATAGAGCAGATTCACCTTTTAATGAATATGAAAAACCTAAAAAGGTAGAACCGGAGCCGGTTCAACAAGAACCCACAGAAACATCTGAATTAACAGATGATCTTTCTCCTGAATATTAAGGCTTGACTTAAATTATACTGATTTTATAATCAGTACTATGCCTAAAATACCGGAAAGTTACGTTTTAAATAAATTTTTGGCTCATTCTTACGATCCAACATATAGGAAGCAAGACAATACCTATAATGCGGGATGCCCTGTATGTAAAGAAGGTAAAAGTTACGGTAAAAAGAAGAGACTTTTCTTTTATCCGTCTTCAAATACCTTTCATTGCTTCAATTGTTCAAAGACATGGTCGGCTTATTCGTGGATTACAAACGTATGTAATTTATCAAAGGAAGAACTTGATAATGAAATTCTATCAAATGAATATTCAACTGATATATCAAACAAGATAACGGAAAATAAAACATTTAAACGTGAAGTTCCTGATTTGCCTTATGATTCTATAAACATTTTTGATGTTGTTCAGCAAAAATACTATAGTAATAACAAAATATTCAATCAGGCATTGGAATATGCTAAAAATAGAAGACTAGATACTGCTATTAATAAATCTCCAAATTTATTTTTAAGTCTTACTGATTTTTCACATAAGAATCGACTCTGTATTCCTTTTTACGATAGATCTAAAAAGATAGTTTTCTACCAAACAAGATCTATTGATAAAACAGAACCTAGATATTTGGGGAAATACGGTTCAGACAAGACAGTATTTGGTATAGATCGTGTATCAAACGATATTCCCTATATATTCATGTTTGAAGGGCCAATAGATGCAATGTTTGTTAAAAATGGAGTAAGTTTAGCAGGTTTAACGATGAGTAGAATACAGGAAAGACAGCTTTTGGAGTTTCCCTTTCATAAAAGGATATGGGTTTTGGATAATCCAAGTTTTGATGATTCTGCACATGAAAAAACCAAGCAATTACTAGTTAGCAATGAAACGGTTTTTAAATGGAAACCGAGAATGGCCTACAAAGACTTCAACGAGATGGCACTATTTGAGGATTTAAACGAAATAGATTATCAAATTATAATTGATAACGTATTTTAGTATTGTGTCCAACCAGCAGTCTGCTGTTCCGTATCACGAAGCTTTTTAGGAGCAGTGATAATATAGGTATTGAGAATTTCTTTAAGTTTCTCAACTTCACCGGCAATACGAGTGATAGAATCAGATGCTTTTCTAGTTACACCACGAAGCAAACTACCTGCTCTGTCACCATCAGCAAGAATTTTGTGAAGTGACTTTGATGAAGGATCATTTAAGAATTCGGCAAACTGATCAAGTTTTACGGACCATTCTCTGATGCTGTTTATTGTCTGTGAAGTAACATCAGGCGAAACACCTTGTGTCTCAAATTCATCTTTATCTGTTTCAGGCTCTAATGACTTATCAAAAGCCTCTTTATCACCTTCTGGTGTAAATTTATCCGGAGTTTTGATTTCATCATCACCAACAGGTGGTGTTGGAAGAGTTTCTTCTTGTTCTTTTAACAAAGAGGCTAAAAATCTTGAAGCAAATGGAATATGACCTTCTTTGAGATTCATTCTTTCTTTATTTTGTGTAAGAATTCTAGAAACTTCATTTTGAACTTTCTTTGGAGAAGAAGGAACAATGTTTTTTGGGGTCTTTTTAACCAATTTTTTTGGTTTTAAACTTTTTTTCTTTGATTTAATTGCCATATCTGATATTTATATTTATACAAGAATATGTCTATTTCTGAAAATAAATATCATTTTGTCATAGCTACACGAAAATCTAAATCTGATTTTAGAAATACTCCAATTTGTACTTATTTGGAAAAAAGTGACAATTTTAAAAACGCATCAGTATTTTATAATAACAATAAAGGATTAACAAAATTATATAATAGATTTATATCTGAATCTTTTAGTCATAAAAAAGTAATATTTGTACATGATGATGTTTTAATAGAAGATTTATTTCTTGAAGAAAAATTAAATATTGCATTTACAAAATATGATATTGTTGGTTTAGCAGGTGCAAAGAAATGCAATTTGGAAAAAACACCAGCTTGGCATTTAATGGCTGATAAAGAAGATTTTTGCGGCGAAGTTTCACATTCACACGAAAGCAAAACATGGACTACTGTATTTGGTCCAACCGAATCAAGGGTTTTGATAATGGATGGATTGTTTATAGCAGTAAACGTCGAAAGATTACTTGAAACTAAAACAACATTTGATGAAAATTTTGATTTTCATCATTATGATATAACATTTTGCTTGAATGCTAATAAAAACAAGCTTAAGATGGGTGTTACGCCAATAAAAGTTGTTCATTTTGGCTTGGGTGACAGTATGACAACAATAGAATGGAGAAAAAGTGCTGATAAATTTATAAAATTATATAGAAATGATAAACAAGGATAATAGACTCTTTGATTTTTTAAATTATATTTTAAAACAATCAGATGAACCTGTTTTAAATTATAATGTTCCTAATTTTTTGGTTAATCGGTGGTTGTCTATGACAAACGCACCGATTGCAAAGCTTATAAACTTAACAACGAATAAGTGGTTTAGTGTTAAAAATGAGTTTAATGTGCAATATTTTTATAGGGCAATGTTACCTAAATTTTCAAAAAGAATTTCTTATATCAAGAAGCCAAATCATGAAAAAGACGAAGAAGATAATCATGATTTAGCTACGTTAATGGAATGTTCAATTAGAGAAATAGAATATTTCAAGAATACACTTGCAGAAATTGATAACGTTAGTAAATAAAAACACATATGATACCAAGACCAGCACAAGAAGACAGAATCGGCGGCAAAGTACAATTAGACAATTATTTAGGACATGCATTTGCACTCGATGATTGGAATCTTACAAAAGTTTTGGATGACATATTGATGTGTCAATATATCGACGTTAGTGAAGATGGTACAGAAATTAAAAGAGGTAGTATTTTTGTTCCTATTCATACTGTTAATTTTACATGGAGGTTGGCAAAGGTTATTCTTGCTGGACCTGATTGCAGAACAGTCAAAGAAGGTGATGTTATTGTTTTTCCAAATGATAAAGGGATACAAGTAGCAAATCTTAATGATTTGAAGCATATTGTTTTCTTGAATGAAAGTAGGATTTTTGGAATTTGTGAATCTAAAGAACAAACTAAAAAATCTAAAAAGGATAAATAATAAGTGGCAATAAGTTATATTGATTTATTTAAACAGTTAAAATCAAATGTATTAGAAATACAATTTGTCAGAAGAAACAAAGCAAAATGGACAAATGTAACAACAAGAAGAATGCTTTGTACACTTAGTGATTATCTTTTATATTCTCCTTTTGGTGCAGCAACTTTAAATTTTAAAAAACCAAAACATGATCCACCATATAGTGCACCATCAAAAGGTCTCATAACAGTTTGGGACATAATGATGCAAGAGTGGAGAAACGTTCCAGTTGATGCTGTAAAATTAATGAATTCTATTCCAGAAAGAGATTTTATAAATTACTTTGATAAGAAAATAAAAAATATGTCTCATGCTGAGAAGAAGACAT